TTTGGATCATTATTGAAAATCTCAGAAGAAACTTTTACATTATCTAATACTGATTTTTCAGCAGAGTTAATTATTTTTACCATTAGCCAAGACCTCCTTTGTATTGCATTTCATAACGTGATGCGACACGTTTATTTAAAACAACAGGAAAAGCATCTGTTGATTCGTCTTTCTCCGTAGATGGTATAGGAATAAATCGAGTCGTTACTTTACTTCTTGGATTATCATACGAAGCAAATGATGCGATGTTTGGGGTCTCTCCACCTCCTTGCATAGCAAGACTAGGAACTAATCCACCACCATTTAAAGCCAACTTTGTCGTTGACTTGATTGCTTTTTCTGTTAATGGTTGTGGTTTCTGTTGCTTACCAACGATTTGATCGTATAAAAATCCACCTAACATATCTCCTCCAACACCACCAAGAAATCCACCAACAACTGCACCTGCTAAATTACCCACGACAGGAACTGCAGTTCCAAGTATTCCACCTAACCATGCACCGATTGTCCCTCCAAGTGCTCCACCTGCTGCCATGAATACTGCTCTACCAACGGGTTCTTTAAATACAAAAATATCTAGTAATAATCCAAGAAGATCTCCTAGTAATGGTATTCTTCCTATCGTATTTCCAATAAATTTTCTTGATGCCTTTACAAGTGGTATACCACCAAATGCCTCTAATAAATCACTAAAACTTTTTACATTTACAATATTATCAGCATTTTTTACTATTTGATTTACTGTTTTTGCTGACCTTGTATCAAAGAATGAATCAGCAAATCCTCCCCCGACAACAGAGGCTCTTGGGTTCATAGGATCAAAGAATTGTGATCGTTTAACGTTACCAAATGGATCACCACCACCCATATTTTTTTTAGGAATATTAAAAAGAGGAAGGTCAACATTTTCTAAACCGGGTATAACCCCTTGTCTAAGTTCAGTTAATTTTTTTGTAATCTTTCTACCAGAGAAAAGATCAAGTTCCGGTTGAACAAATTCTTTTGTTTTTCTTAAGCGTTTTGCTCTATCACTTAGTATTTTTGCATCAATTTCTTCTGGAGTTGCACCTGCTAACGCATCTTCAAGTAATCCTAAATCAACATTTGGATCTACTCTTACTATTTTTCCAAGATTTAGTTCCTCTTGCTGTCCAATTTCTCTCAAAAACTTACCTCTTTGAGAGAAAGTTTCTACATTAATTCTCTTTACATCTGCATCTTTTATTATTTTCTCTAAGTCCATAGAGATACCACCTGATGATTTAAAAGTTGTTCCTTTTAACTCATCAGGAAGATCACGATTGTTTGGTCTAAAAGTAAAAACACGACTTGTTTTATCACCACTAAATTCAATCACTGGTTCAAAGTCAGCGTCAAAAAAATCAGTAACATTAATAGGTTGTCTTCTAGAACCACTTATAAAAGGCCCCTGACCAAAAGGCCCACGCCCACCCCCGCCGGTGACATCATCAAATCCACCTCTCGTAACTGAGGTTCTTCTTGTAAAAAGTCTTCTGCGATCTAAATTTTTACGACTTGTTGTTGAGAAACCCCTTCTTGAAAAAATAACATCATCTCTTAAATTACTTCCGAAATCCCGTGGATCGACTCCAAAACCTTTTGTAAAATTTCGTGATCTTGATCCACTGCTTGTTACTTTAGATTTTGCTATATCGCCTTTTACTTCGTCAAAAATATTTTTAACTTTTACTTTTGTAATGTCTGTCGAGGTTGTTGTTGCTAAAGCTGCAGATTTTTTTTTAAATAAATTCTTTATTCTTTGCCCTAATCTTTTTCTTAGTTTGAGACCGGTTAAATTAGAAGGGAGTGAATTAAAAATACCAACAGCAATTGAAGCACCAATAAAATTTGATAAAACTTGAGTAAATAAACCTGCAGTTTTTAATGCTGCAGCACCTCCTGGCCCAAACTGGGCAACTTGTGATTTTATATTATCGATCGATTTAGCGGCTTTTGCAATTTGCACTCCAGCAAAGAGCGTTCCACCTATCAAAATAGTTGCAACTTTTGCTGCACCAATAATCAATCCAGCATTTTTTGCAAGAGCAACACCACCAGCACCTATCAATGCTGAACCAACTAATGATACGCCACCACCATCTTTTGGATCTTTTGGTTTTCTTCTTCTTTTTGTCTCTGCGTCCGGATCATCCTTATCATCTTCCTCTTTTTCCAGATCAATTTCTTGTTGAGTTCTTTTAAGTCTTTCCTCTTCTTCTCTTCTGATTCCCTCTCTCACTTTTGAAAGAATCAATTTTTCTTTTAATAAACTATCAATTAGTATTAATTTACGTTCTATTAATGCAACTTTTTTTACACTACCTTTTGATAATGTTATAGTTGTCCCTCTATTTGGTAGTAATTTATTTGAATCTATCATGCCACTGTAGTTGCACCTAGAACTGCACACTTACTTGGATCTGATCCAAGACATTTTAATGAAGCAGGTATATTTAAATTACTCTTCACAGGTCTAACTGAATTTCCAGAGTTTTGAATGTTCGCTGTTGTAATTGTTTCCGATGCAACTGAATTATCCACACTAAAATCAAGAGGGCCAATTTCTGGTATCATCCCACCGTTTGCCAACCTTACATTAGGAACTCCACCACCATTTCCTAACGCGATCTTTGTTCCCCCAACATTAAGCATAGGAATATTTGTTCCACCACCCATAGCGTTCATCGCTGCAAGCGTTCCGGATCCAAATTTTTCAACTGCACCTTTACTCATTACAAATTCTCCGGGTGTTAGCATTGAGGGAACACTATCACTATTACCACTTCCCGGTATTTTTCCACCACCTGATAATTTGACAGTCCCTCCCCCCGGCACTAATCCACCACCAGATAATCCAAGTGAAGTTGAAAAATTTCTATTATCATTTACATTTAAATTTGCATCATCTCCAGATTGATCACCAAATACATTTGAACGTGGTAATAATGACGCACCGGGTATATCAACTGATCCGTCAGGTCTGTTCATTACATTTTGAAAAACAGTCATTCCAATGGCTCCACCAGCTAAAGCCCCAATTGCAGCTTTTGGATTTGCTTTTATCATCGCTGCGGTTCCAGCTATTAAAGCAGGTATAAACTTTAAGGACATTACTGCAAGTGTTGCTGCCATCAAACCTGATAACACAGCCAAAGTTCCAATTATAGTTGGTAAACTTTTACCTAAAAATGTCATTAAATCTGAAATATCTTCTGCTTTAAATTTACCAACAAAATCCAATAATCCTATCGCGATTTTACCAAAAAATAACTCTTTAAAAAATCCAAATACCTGACTAAAAAGACTTTGTATTGGTTTTGCTATGGTGTTTACAATACCCGTAAATATTCCAAAAGGTTTTTTCTTCTCTAAAAAATTTTCTCTTTTTTTTCTTTTTCTTCGTTCTGTCCTCTCTCTTTCAAATTTAAGTATATCTAAATCTAATTTTTCTTGCCTCTTTAAAGTATCTGCGATTGAAACAACAAGTCTTGTCATTGTTGTTATCTTTGCATCAATGTCCATAAGTGACACTGCGCTTATCTTTTTAGTCTGTGGTTCAGGTCTACCCACCAGTTTTTCAGCAGAAATGTTAGTCCTAATCTCACGAATAGGTCTAGACCCTCTCATTTTGTTGAGAAAATTTTCAAATACTGGTGAATTTTCATCCATTAGATGCTTTACGTTGTTGTTCTTTTAACTTTTCTTCTTCCAAGTGTGCTTGTAGAAGACCAACATAGATATCTCGCTCCCAAGGAATCATGTTTTCAATCTCTGTCAAACTATATTTATGGTATTGCATCATGGAAAAATTAAGTCGATAATAATTTTCCAGATCCATATGAACCATTCCTAGCCGAAAAAAGATGCTAAACCCTCAAGTAGAATGTCACTCTTTACTTTTGTTTTTGGATTTGTTACTACCACAGTGTGAGATAACTTAGGCATTGTTTCAAAGAATTTTTCAATTTTTTTAAATTGTGCGGAGTTCATTGATTCAAGAAAGTCTTTGATTTCTTTCTTAGTGCAATCAGCAGCAATCCAAACCTCATCTTCGTTATAAATTTTATCAATACATGATGAGACAAGATCAAATGATTGATCCATTGCACTCCTATCAACATCACTTGCGTCAAAATTAGATTTAATAAATTCATTTAAAGATGGGTATTTTAATTCCATCATTAGATTCTTATCTAATTTTATTTTTGTAGTATGATCCTCAGATTTTTTAACCTGTATATCATCTAAATTAACAGTTGTTGTCACCTCAGTTTTATTATCATCAGGGCATATAATTTTTACATTAATATCTTCCCCCACAGATTTACCTCTTATATTAAGGAAAAGATATTCAATATCAAAAGTTGGTAATTCCTCAACTTTTATGCCCTTCGTCAATATACACGCTTTGATTACTGTCTTGATCGCAGTGGTGATTTGTTTTATATCTTGACTCTCAAGAGCGATGACAAGTAACTTTTCTTCCTTAACTAAAAAAGGTCGGTATTGTATTGTTTTTTCTGTTGATGGAAGTTCAAGTTCATATGATGGGGTTGCAATTTTTGGTAAAGGCATAATATCCTAGACAATTCAGTAAGTTTATTTAGTAGGTTAAGTGAAGACATTTAAAAATGCCTGAACGTTTGAGGCAGCTTGTGCGATTGGATCAAGTGCATCAAGAAGAGTTCGTGATCTACCACTGTCAAGAAAGTATCTTGTATATGCCATTGACACAGTTACTTTTAGAAGTTGTGATGCATCATATGACACAGGCATCGAATTTATTGCAAGAGGAAATACATTCACAAATTGATAAGTTAGTGGTTTCACACTTCTACGAGAGTTTATATTCTTTTCAAACTTTGTTATCTCTAATGATCCCTTATATGAATTAGGAAACTTTACTCGATATGAAAAACTTGGATCCTTTGCATTAACAAACGCACCCTCGATTCTTTCATTTGTAATATAGTTCATCCACGCTTCAAAATATCTAATAGGTAAATATTGATCAGCATCGGTGTAGAATGTTAACTGAATCGCATCATCATATATACGACGATACGCATGTCTCTCACGAACACCCGGAAAATCATGTATTATTTCTGAAGTCGCGATTCTAGAACCCGGAAGCGAAGCATCAGAGCACGATATGTTTAATTGATCTTGATTGAAGTTTAACCCTGTCTCTTGTAAAAAACGATTAAAAGTGCCATCACCAGATGGACTTCCAATACTCACCTGAAAATGGGAAGTGGTAGCAGGATTCAGAAGTTTTGCTTTTATTTCTGCGAGTGATCTTCTTTGTGGTTGGATGGCAGCCATATATAAATATAGATTGACCTTGTATATTATGTAGGCAAGTTATGGGAGAGAGTATAAAAAGTAAATATGTTCCTGTGTATCCTAGCAAATATCAGGGAAATGCAAATACAATTATATGCAGAAGTAGTTGGGAAAGAAAGTTTTGTCAATGGTGTGATATGAATAATAGTATCGTATCGTGGGCATCAGAAGAGTTTAGCATACCTTATGTTTCACCAAAAGACAATCGAGTTCACAAATACTATCCAGATTATCTTATAAAGGTCAAAGAAAAAGATAATAGAATAAAAACATATGTGGTTGAAGTTAAACCATTAAAGCAAACCATGCCTCCTAAACCTCGAAAAAGAAAAACAAAATCATATATAACTGAGTGTGTAACATATGCAGTCAATCAAGCAAAGTGGAAAGCTGCAAAAGAATTTTGTGAAGATCATCGTATTGAGTTTAAAGTTGTGACAGAGAAAGAACTCGGAATCCGATGAGTCGTTTTGAAGGAAATAGTATAAACAATCCAACTAATGATCCAGAGGATATGATGTTGGAAATCATGGAGATTCTTCGTGGAAGTGTGACTCCAGTGCCTGATGTTGGAAATTTTTATACGTTTGTATATAATCCAAAAACTCCAAACATCACATACGATCAACACCCTCTTATTGCTTGCACTGATATTTTTCGTTGGGGTTTTCGCGGTTTAAACTTTCATTGGAGAAAATATCGTAACTATACATGGGATGAACTCGCAGGACAATTATACATAGTAGAACCAGATGAACTTGATGATCTCCTTGCTATACCTTATGCTAAATTCCTAAATAACTAAAAAAGAGGTCGATGACAGAATTCACAACTAAAAAACAAAAATTGGTAGTCCCCGGATCTGTCATAAAAGAATATAATGAAAGCAAGCCAGGATCTCAAATATTTGGAACTGATTTTGCTGGTGATCAATATTATGACTACAAATTAAATACTTTGACAGGAAATACAGAAATATATAGAGATAGTCCATATAAAATTTTTGATAGAAAACTAATAGGAATAATTAAAAATAAATCAAAAAATGTTATTTTAAATGATAATGCGACTGAATTTGAAACTTTTTACTTTAATAAAAATAATACTAAAAAAGAAATAGTAAAAATAAATCAACAGAATCTTATAAAAAATGGAGTGAGTCCAAAAGAGGTTAATGAAATAATACCATCAAACGTGGCAAGCGATGATGATTCAAGTGCTTTACAAGCTTTGGTAAATAGAGAATCAGTGAAAAAAGGAACGAGAAGTAGTTATGAAAATTTAGTCTACCCTACCACACTAAGAAGAAGTAATAATGATAGATTAAAAATAAGCATCTTAGAACCTGTAGAAACTGACAGTGAAAGAAAAGGAGGAAAAGGAAAAGCAATTGGTTCGGTCACTTTACCACCACCCGGAAAAATAACTGACAATAATAAAGTTGATTTTAAAAGTGGAACTCTCAATCCTTTAGAACTTGCTCTTGCTGAAGCAGGTTTAGGTATTCTAATTAATGATGACACTACAAAACTTCAAGAAAATATTGACAAATTTGTATCTGGTGGTAATGATCTTAAAACGATTGTTTCTGGATTATTTGTTGGAAAAGCAATAAACAAAAGTGCAGATGCCATTCTTTCAAGAGAGGCAGGAGCTATAATAAATCCAAATATGCAATTACTTTTTAGTGGCCCATCTCTCCGAACATTTGGTTTTAATTATAAAATGAGTCCAAGAGATCGTGGTGAGAGTGTTCAAGTGCAAAAAATAATAAGAATGTTTAAACAATCTAGTGCAGTTCAAAGAACAGAAACAAATTTTTTCTTACGCTCACCAAATAGATACAGATTAGAATTTTTGACTGGTAGTGATTCATCTCATAGATTTCTTCCTAAAGTAAAGACATGTGCTTTATTAGGGTTTGGTGTTGATTACACTCCAGAAAATACATACATGACATATGAAAATAATTCAATGGTATCTTACCTCGTCACATTCGCCTTCCAAGAGATTGAACCAATATTTAATGATGAGTATAGTAAATTTAAAGATTCAGATGTAGGTTTCTAACATGTCTAATAGTTACTTTCGCAACATACCAAATTTTGATTATGTCACTCGTGGTGAAAAAAACCAGAGTGATGGTGATTATATAACAGTAAAAAACTTTTTTAAGAAAGGAAAATTAAGAGAAGATATTTTTCAAAATACAACATTTTTTACAAAGTATGATATCAAAGGTGATGATCGACCAGATAATGTTGCTCAAGAAGTGTATAATGATCCAAATTTAGATTGGGTTGTTCTTTTGTCAAATAATATTATTGATATACAGAATGAGTGGCCAATGTCACAGGCAAATTTCAATTCATTTTTAGTAGAAAAATATGGAAATGAAACAACTTTATATTCTGGAATACATCATTATGAAGCAAACGAAGTGAAAACATCTAGAGATATAATAATCATACCGAGAGGAACAAGAGTTGGATTAGGACAGAGCGTAAGTTACTTCGATGATGGGTTAGATCAACAAGTTACAGTTACTGATATTGCCCTTCCTGTAACAAATTATCTTCACGAAGAAAAAATAAACAATGATAAAAGGCATATATTTTTATTAAAACCAATCTACCTTAATATTGTTTTTGATGATTTAGAAATAATGATGGAATATAAAAAAGGTTCCACTCAATTTGTGAGTGAAACCATTGTAAGAGGAGATAATATTCGTTTATATGAATAATTAAATCTCTGCTAGTTTTTGAAAGTAAGAGAGTGCATCATCTTCATCTGAATCAACTGTTGTAGTTGCTGTTGGTGTGGAGACTGCTTTAGTAACAACCTCTTCAGCAACTGAACGTGCATCATCTTCTACTGCAACTTCCTCATCAGCAGTATATCGTTGAACTGGTTTTTTACCAAGAACATACTTTAAACGCTTTTCAAGATCATCATATGACTTGAACTGATCAGCAGCAGTGATTGCATTGAGTGAAAACTCTTTCTTCCATAGTGCCTCAAGTGCGTCATCATCATCTAGAAGTGGCCCTACTTTGTCAAATTCTGACTTATCATAGTTCCAATATCCATCTTTCTTTACGATCTTCAACTTGAAGTTTGCACCTTGCCAGAAGTCAAAGGGATTGATTGGAGTCTCATCCTCAAACTCTGGTTGCATCGCTTCCATAACCTTATCAAATATTTTTTTACCATACTTGAATAAGAATACTTTACCCTCGTTTTGTGGGTTGGTAGGATCTTTAACAACATAGATGTTGCTGTAGTAAGATAACTTACGTTTTTGCTTACGAACTACATCTTTATCAGACTCATTACCACTGTTCCATAACTCGCGATTGTAGTCAGAGACAGGATCCTTTTGACCATTTGTGGTTAGACTATTTTCAATATACCAACCACCGGGCCCTTGAAAGGCATGAGTATACATTTTTG